GGTGCGGCTGTCGATGATAATCTGAGCCGTTGGTTGGAATCCGGTTACAGTGGGAGGAGTCGTGCTGACTTCCCAGCTGAAGGTAATTGCTTCTGGTGAATCATTGACTGTCTGGTAGTTCTTTTCCGAGGGGGAAGCCAAACAACCATAAATCAAGTGAAGTTTGTATGCCAGATCTCCGTCCACGTCATTACCGACTTTTGTTCGGTAAACGAGACCGAAGGCTGTGCGAGGTTGCTGACCAAGGAACGTACCAGGAGTGTTCGTTGCATGTACTTCGACGGAACCGTCGCAAGCAGCGAATTCATCGGGGTATGTATAAGCCTCGATTGTGCAGCCAAACTCTTCAGCTGAAACCAGGGTTAGGTACTTAATGTTATCTGCGTACAGAGCAGTTGGCTCTGCACCGGAAGGACTTTCGGTAACGCTAATCAAACCGTTCCAAGCAACACCCAAAGGGTAATCGCCATTGCTATCGATAGGATACAAAACACCCTTATCGATGCCGGTTTCGAAGAAGCGTTCACCAGATCCATCCCATGTTAATACTGCCATGATTTATCTCCTTAAAAGTAGATTGTAAATACGTAGTGGTTTAGATTGTCTGCCGTATAGAATCGATCGAACGATGCTTTCGGCAACATAGCAACTTGTTCAGGTATAGTAGACTCAGGATCTTGATCGATTACCGTAAGTTTATACCCTCTTTGCAAGTTGTAAGGAAAGTTGTTGGCAAAGTCCGTGTCGATGTCGTCAAGCTGATAGACAATACAAGGATACGTCATACTAACAGAAGGAGGAGGCTGGAAGTATGCGTTAGGCACAATTCCAGTCAACAATGTATGAAGATCTAGTCTACTACCCATTGTATTCCCCCTTTACCGTTAGTATCATACGTGGCCTTTTGATTTCAACACTCGTAACCTTCCAGGACACATCCATCCAATTAATGAATCGAATGCGAGAATAGTTTGCATACGCGTACGCGTCTGAGACTATACTAAATCGGTTATTAATGGTGAAATCATCATTGAGATGTTCGCTATCCTGCCATGCCTGGGTGTTGCGGAGAATATCACCTTTGTAGGGCCTCTCCACAACATCCTCGGCATAAACACCTGGCGAAGTTTCAACGTAATCGATAAATCCTACCGTTCCTGAAAACTTTGCCATGTTAAACTCCCTATCTAAGATTAGGAAGTGAGCTGTTCGAGAACCACTGCGCTCTTGGGGACCGTCAGGGCACCGGAGATGCGGGTTTCGATCAGGTACTTCTGCTGGTTGTAGTCAATGTCGAAGTCGTCAAACATGTTGATTTCTCCGCCCTTGTCTGCACCAACGGTGTAGTCGGACAGGTTAACGATAATTGCGCGCAGAGCGTACTCAGTCGCAACTGGTGTGTGAACCAGACCTTCCATTACAGGAACTTCGACGATGCTGGAAACACGCAGTTCTGCGGCCAACTCGGCGAGGGTCTTGTACATGCGATAGCCATCGGCATCGCGCAGGAGCAGCATGGCGGTTACCAGGGAGGGTGCCATGAAGCAGGTTGGCTGACCGGAACCACGATACTCAACGCGAGCACCGATGATGTCATCGATCAAGTCTTGAGTCGTGTCGGCAAAAGCTGCAACTTCCTGGTGAATATAAACTGAATCATCCGTCCAAACGGGGCGAATGTTGGTTTCGTCGATCTTGTCAGCAACGGCACCACGTCCATCACCAACAAGAACCGCTCGAGCGATTTCCTCATCGAGCATAACGCGCATTTCGCGTTTCAACCAAGCCACAACGTTGAAGTCGGTAATATCGACAATGTCGTCACGATCCAAACGCTGTTTCTTGTAGATGGTTGTCGGGGTTGTGACCCTGCGCAGTACAGGGAACACTTCCTCGAGTTTCTGATCGCCAGTCACGTAACCTTTTGCACGAGCTTCGTCAGCCGTGATGTCAGCATGCAGCGATTTAATACGGGAGAACGGAGAATGGCGTACACCATTCATAACCGAAGAGACCCACTCCATACGACGAGCAATGAAGGTGGGTTCCTTGGTAACGTTCTGGGCATCTGGGAACAGAAGTTCCAGATTGGTGCGATCACTACCAATACCATAGGTACCAGCGTGAATAAGCTCCTGAGTTTCTGGGGGTAAAGTAGCGACATGAGCTTCCCAGCCCTTGCGCAGGGAACCCGCCTGGCGCCCTTTTTCCATGATGGCATTGAAGTCAGCGTGACTCAGGATTGGGCCACTTTCGGTTGAGCGACCGTCAAATACATTCTTTTTCATGATTTGAATATCTCCTTTAGGGTTTGATGTTTCGTCGTCTTCGTCATCGGCGCTTGCTTTAATCTCGCCGGTTTCTAAAAGTTGACCGATAATAGCATAGACTGCTGTCTTCTGTTTATCGGATAAAGATTCGAAAACGTCTCCGACAGTCTCTTCTTCGCCTTCGGCATGTTCGAGATCATCTTCTTCGTCTTCGTGCTGCAGTTCAGCAACTTCCAGTTCAATACCGGTGTAGATTACGGCTTCGTCTTCTGATTCTACGACTTCGCCATCAGCATGTTGTACTGCAACATAATCAATTAGCGCGCCAGGATTTGCGCCTGAAAGGACCAAACTAACTTCGCGAATAACGCCGTGCATAACTTGCTTGGACTTTTCAATTAATTGATTTGCGTATATCGATAGGAACGAAACGTCTTTGTGTTTGACTAATTCCTTCGCCTCTTTGGCATTTTCAGAATTATTCAAATATGCATAAGCATAGACGCCGTCTTCACGATTTTCGAGGACTGCATGACCGAGTACATTGGCAGGCTCATCGTGTAGATGTTGCCACACCAAGGGAACAGTCACACCGTCTTGGTGCTTAAATGCATCGCGCATAATAATACGCCCATCGGTGCATTTAAGATCGTTCTTGGTAGCATAACCACCAAAATCGAAATTAGGGTTTGGCATTATCTGTACTCCCTTCTTTAATAGGTTTTGGTTTCGATTCCTCTTCTGTAGCTGCCTCGTTTAGGTTCTTGTTACGCAGTTCGTCAGCTCTCGGATCTTTGCTGGGCTTCATACCAAGCACTTGACGGAACTCATTACTGGAAACAATCTCATTTCGAGTGAACTTGTCAGCCATTTCAGCTAACAGCGAAGCAGGTACGAGTCTGAACGGATCTCTCACAGCCATAATCTTTTGGCCTTGAGTTCGAGCAGTCTTTGTGAGGAACGTGCGTGACATAGCATCCGTGATAGCCGACAGAAACGGTTCGATAGTTCTACTCCAGTAGTTTATCATCGCTGTTTCATCCGCGGTCCCATCGAAGACTTCCTTCGTCAATCCTAACTGGCTCCATAGCATACTCGTTAAGTATTCGATTTGTGCCATTAAGTTGTTCTCAGCTGGTCTATTTAGTTGTGTAATCTTTTCAGTCGCATCAACATAAGCAATACCATACTGGGAACCCCTTAATTGCTCTTCAATCATCTCGCGGCGGTTCTCGGCCTGCTGTATTCGCTTTTCTGTCTTGAGAACGTATGGTAGCTGGATAAGTAAATCTAACTTACCAGAACCACTTTGTTTATCAATGACATCTAAGAGGTTAATCTTTTCGATTAAACGTCGTAATGTAGAATTTGGCTCATTCATTACAGAATATAACGGATTCTCAAGGATAGCAACCATAGTTTTTGGTAAAGTAATTGCTTCATACTTACCAGTTGCTTGGTTGTATAGATCTACTTGCACGTGTTCAGGATACCATTGTAGTATCTTGGCAACTCTCATTGTGAGAATATCGTAAGAACCCGTAACTGCAGGATTAAGAGTCGTATCTACAGGCACTATAGCAACAGAACCTTCGTCGCATAGCGACATTACTACGTCTTGAATAAATGCACGTCCACTTTGATCAATGTTCGCTTCAGTGGTTAAACAGTTGTTTAAACCGGAGTCAATAACATCGAGGTATTTGCCATTCTCGTCAGTACGGACGTGCTGTATACCAACTGCGGCCACATCAATTCCAATTCGGTTATAGATAGAGGTAATCATTGAGCCTTCGCTATTATAGACCATGCGAAGTAGTCGATCTTGTCTATAGCCATAACCGGAACCAATGTCTTGGAGATCGTAGTTATCTCCAAATCTAAATATGTTCCAGGCCCGTCTAATTCTAGTAAGAATTGTATCTGGCACTACATTATACCTCCTTCCTTCTTTTTTAGATAAAGGCTACAGGCTTATAAGTTTCCCAATCGAATTGTCCTTTCGTGCTTTGCACAAGATCTTCAAATCGATCACGTCCCTTAAAGCTACTACCTCTAAATATAGCAGTGTCTCCATGAATCTGAATGAATTCTGGGAAACCAACAAAGCCACTGGCATCGTATTGCACAATCATAGCGCCTTTTTGCCAATTCCTATCTTTTGTTGACCCTGGAACTCGTCCATCTAAGTGGCATAGACAACCAGGACTGGCTGCCCAAATGTTTCTGTCTTCGTACATACCAAGCACACGCTCTGAAACAATCTCCTGTCTATGAATATGACCGAAGATCTGACTTACAGTTGCGTTTTGGATTATAGCACTAGCAGTTGCACCGGGTCTAACCCTTGCCACCGAACCATGAACGACCTTTAAGTGTTCATTTAACCACCATTCACCATCGGGATACTCTCCGACATAGTGAACGCCCATCCTTGATAAACCAAGTAGATTGTCAACCTCCATCATTGAGTCTAAATATAACTGATCTGCTGGGCGGATCATGTAGGCTTGTCTCATGTTCTTAATCATGTAGTTTTCTAAGCGATCATCGTGATTACCTATCATTGCTACTTGTTCAGAATATGGAAAACTAGCTACAAAGTTGCCAACATACCACGCAGCCTCTATTAAAGCTGCCTGCGTCGTCATTTGGAACTCTGGTCGAAGCACATAATGTGTTGACCATTCTGAAAGATCTAAAATATCACCAGCCCAAATAATTGATTCTGGTTTTACTTCTAATGCTACTTGATGAACGGCATCTATAGCAGTTCTATCATGTAGGGGAACCGCGCCAGGTTTATTAACTTGCTTGAGGAATCCGAATTGCGGGTCTGGTAATACTAGAGCCGTTTTTAGCTTCGTTCCTCTAGGCTTTCTAGCTTTTGTCTTGCGTATGTTGACGGTTACATTATGAATTGGCACCTTAGAAGGTACTAATTCGTGTCTGGAAAGCCACGCTTTAGCTTGATAAAGTCGTTTTGTGGAAATCTCTCCAGAACTTTTAACGTGTCCTGTCATAACGCCATCAACGAACTCTATGTCTTTTTCTTCTACTTTTGCGCCTATTGGCCAAGAGTTTGGTAGGAATCTATCTACTTTCCAAACCGTCAAATCGACCTTAAATAAAGCTAAAAGTTCATCCAAAGACATAGGTTCGTCGCCTGGTGGAGCGATTATGGTTCTTTTGTTTTTAGAAGTCATTAGGCTTCACCAACGGGAATAGTTATCGTTTGCGAAAGCGTTCTCCCGTCACTGAGCGTTACAACGCAAGTCAGATCATAACTAGATTTAGCTAATCCCCCAGATAACCATATAGTAGTAACCGTATCTTGAGCATAATCGATACCTGCAATGGTTACAGCCGCCTGACTTTCGCTTTCTTTGGTTAAATCTGTTGGAACTGTCCAGGTAGCTGAGACTATCGTTGCTCCCTGAAGAATTCCAGTATCTTTCTTACTTCCATCGTTTAATCCAGTCGGTTTATCACACCATACAATGAAATATGGCTCTATGTCGTCTGGATCTTTAGTAGGTAATAGGATTGTCATGATCCTCCTTTTGCACGTTTATCTCTAAATATAACGCCAAAGCGTTTATCTCGAAACCGTACAGCATACACGTTAGCATCGCCAACTTTCTCAATTTCAAAGTTAGAAGTCGGCGCAGCAAGCATAAATAATGCTGTTAGCAAAGTAATATCATCGAACAATACTACGTTATCCAGTAAAGCTATACCATTAGTTTTAGCTAAAGCTACGGATTCTGCTCCACTTAGTAATTCTGTCGAGCTTAAACCATAAGATGAAGCCATACTAACTGTGTGATCGATAATCGCATCTTGTACAGAGTTTACTCCAAATATAACATTAACATTAACGGTATTGTTTACTAAACCTTGTGAAATTTGCGAAATCCCTAACAGTTTATTAAGAATTACAGTTTCATAGATAGCTCCTTGAACTTCTTCTAAGGTTGTAAGTCCACCAAACCGATTAAGAATTACGGCTTCTTCCGTTGTTCCTTGGGCTTCTTCTAGAACACTTAAAGTGTCTATTAAGCTAAGGTTAACCAGATCAAATATAGTACCAAGATCTCCAGTTGGTATCGTGTTTATACGGTTTAAACTCGTAGAATCATTAACATTTACCTGAGAATTCTGCGCAATTCCTTTAAATATAGCAAGAACTACGCTCTCATTTGTCTGTCCTTGAACAGTCTCTAAAGCAGTTAGTCCGTCAGTGCGATTAAGATTAAGTAGATCGTAAAGTGTTCCCAAACTTGCTGATGGGATAGTATTAATACGGTTTAAACTCGTAGAATCATTAACATTTACCTGAGAAATTTGGGTAACACCTGCAAATCTAGCCAGATTTACACTCTGGAAGGTGTCCAGCACTAGTGATGAACTAAGCCCCAAAGCTTTTGCAAGAGATATGCTCTCTTCCACGGGTGCTACCCAAATAACTTCTAGAACAGTTAAGAATGCTGATTTAGCTAGGCTGACAGATTCGAATTCAGACGTTATAGACGCTGAAGTCGTAAATATCTGCTTAGCTTGTAATACAGATTCTTGTACATTCGCAAGGGTTGTTGCACTTTCACCAACAAACTTTGCAAGTGAGGATGCTCCTGGCACGCTAGCATAATTTGCATCTGTAACGCCTTTATATGCTGCTAAAGTCACCGATTCTTCTGTAGCCGTAACAGCATCTGGAATTTCAAGTTCTGTCCATGCACAATGTACATAGTTATTAGCAGTACCAGAGGCGTCAACACGAATACGTAAAGCTGTATAATCCGTAATACTATCTGCTTCTGTACCAGTTAAAGTATACGAATATGTAGTCCATGCAGTAGCAATGTTTCCAGGTATCGCATAACTAGCAATTAATGTGGTACCCTGATAAAGATATATATTACCAGTACCATTATTTGCTTTATCAGATAGCATTCTTGCTCTTATTATGTGCCCAGCACTAGATGTGGGATCTGAAAGCGTGCTTGTTAGAGCGTTCTCAAATGTGTCGGTTACAGGATTCTTAGAAGATGAGATGAAATCAGCATCACTATTATCATCCAAATCTGACCATAGCGGCGTTGTGGTCCAACCACCAGTAGAAATATCAGAAATAGGTCTACCGTACTGTGCCATTGCTCACCTCCAGATAGGTTAGGACGCGGCGGCTGTACAAGTAATTGTTACATTCAACACGTCGTTATCGATTAATGCACGATCTTGACTGAAAGCTCCACCACCATACAGAATACCAGTTGCTCCACCTTTGGTGTCATCATCAACAACGAATGCTCCACCAAAAGTTGCAGTACCACTAATCGTAAAGACGGCTTTGTTTCCACTATTGTCAACGCTTTTACCAGATACAGCACCAAGAACCAATGTCTGTCGAACTAATTCGTCATATGTTTGTTCTTCGGTCCAACCAGCGTGACCACCACTCATAGTATCACCCGGTGCAAATGAAGGTGTACCATCGGTCAGCCCCACATACCACGCTGCTGTATAGGCTGAACCTTTTAAATGCTTATCAAGTGAATCATCTAGTCCTGCATCGACCACCAGGTTATCAAATTCTTCAACCCATAACAGTTCTCCGTCACGAAATGCTTCAACTTTGTAATGTGTTGATAGTCCTTTTGTTCCGACGGGCACTCCCGGTTGAGCAGTAACTCCTGATTCAACATTAAGATTATTTGCACGATCTTGACTCTCCATGATTAAAATATCTCCTATTCGAATGTGTCTTTGTTTACTTTATAAGCGACGTATGCGTCCATCATTGCTGCAACTGGATCGATCTTCTGATCATAGCGCTTCTTCAATAGCTTTCTATTGCCATTAGTATCTTCAATTGTGATAGCATTACCCATGGCAAACGTCATAAGCTCTTGGTCAAAGAGTAACATTCTCTCTTCTGCTAAGGTTTTCAGTTCACCCAGTGGCACGCTTTCTGTCTTGGCGCCTTGGATAACTTTCTCTATTCCGAATGGGCCGTTTTCAGTTTCCCAACGCTCAACGAATTCGCGAGCATTATAGGGATCGTATCCCAGACAACGTACGTCATAACCCAAGTTGATAATGAACGCATCTAGATCATCATAGACCTCCGTCATGTTGAGAATAGTTCCTTCTAATACTTGAAGACTAGTCTCATTTAAGAATTGCTCATACTTTGTTCGCATTGCAAGTGGTAACTTCTTCAATGTAAGTGACGAAATGTAACATCTCGTCTTCACGCCGAAGTTTCCGTTCGGTAATGGAAACAGAAAAGTGAACGCACAGAAGTCATCACCTTGCGATAGGTCTGCACCCATAGCACAAGGCAACTCCCAGAAATCTCTCTTGCGATGAGGGAGTGTCTCTTCGTATGTGAAGAAGTAAGTATAGCCTTCCATCGGAATTCCGAACCTCTTTGCGAGGATGTCATTCCGAGCGGCTGGTACTTTTTCGGCTCTTTCTACATCGCGTTGATAAGTTTCATAGGTAACTGTCTTTCCTAGATTAGGATTAGCTTTAATCCATAGTCTTGGGTCGTTAACTTCATCTATCTCGTCCAATCTGTAATACCAAATGGAAACATGTGGATTTATGTACTCACCCTTCAAGATGTCAAGTAATTCCATTTTGACGGTATCACCACTACTGTTTCGAATTGTTCCTTCAGAGCTCATAGCTATAATCAAATAGTCATCTAACTTTGAAGCTCCTTGTTCAATTGCTCCAACTACATCTTCTCTAATGTCTCCAGATAACCATTCATCAACAGTAGCAACTAGAGGACGTAGTCCTTGGAGCTTATCAATAGACATTGGTCGTACTTCAACAATAGAACCAGTAAGGAAGTTCTCTATACCCTTCTTAGTAGAAGCTAGTTTCTGTCTAAGTGCTCTATTACCAGTAGTATTCTGTATAGAACCCTCTGTTAGAAACTTGAATAGTGGTCCTCTAGCTCTTACTATTGCTGTACGAATTGGAGACATAACTTCTTCGGCCTGCTTCATAGTTGGAGCAGTTGTAATCTGATGGGTCGTAGCGGTGTTGACGTTTAGAAAGTAGTTTTGGATCAGCGACCCGTACATCGACTTGGCGGCACCCCTGGCGACGATCAAGTATTGCTTGTTGACCAGGCGGCGCTTAAGTCTCTTCCTAACATACTTGCCTCCACGATTATTGGCTGATGGGACAAACACCGATCTCTCTACAAAGTAGTACCAACCGAAGATTTGTTCCGCCCATAGCTTGAAGCTTGGTAATAAAGATAAATCACTACCATCAGTTAACGTTAGTTCTGCTTCACAAAAGCGAATGAAACCGTTAATAGCTTCGCTATCATAGTAAATTCCTGGGTTTTCAATTAACTTATCAATCCTATTCATCTCTTGTGAGATGTGTCTGCATACAGGAATGTCCCCAGCAAGCACTTGTTCGCGGAATTCTCCATAATACTTAGGGACTGCTTTGTTGGAGAAAACCATATTATCCTCCAGACTTCTTCTTTGCTTTTTCTTTCTCTTTCTTTATCGCTTTCTTCTCGGAATACCTTATTGCATCTACCTGAACGGAATTAATTACTCCAGATAATACTTTAGCAGCCATAGCAGCTCCTATACCATCTTTAGCTGCATCCCAACCATTACTACCACTTAATCTAGAGCCAGCCGCCACAACTACACCAACCGCAAGCGCCGCTTTACTAGATTCTTCGTTTATCTGTTGCATTGCGTATCTATCGTTTAGATACTTTCTTCTTTCTTTAGTTCTCTCTTTAGATGCATTCGTTGGTCTTCCGCGTTTCTTTCTAACACCCCAACGCATACCTTTAACGCCAAAGTGCTGTATAGCTTGACCATTTGATCCGACTATAAGTTTTTCTGGCATGCTAGCTACCTCCTAAAATCTTTTTAGCGTAATTGCTAGCAGCCTGACTAACAGCGTTAGACACAACTTGTTTCGCAATGCTACCAGCCATGCCTCCGATAAGCTTTTTGGCTTTTGTTCCTGCTGATGGATTCAATGTTGAATACTTCTTCTCTAAATCCAATCTAGCATTTACTTTTTTAAGCTCTTCATTGGTCATTTCAAATACTTTTTTCTTTTTAATTTGTGCTGCTTCCGCAGACTCGGCACTTCTGGAACGCTTTTTTCGTACACCCCATCTCATTCCTTTAATACCATAGTGTTCCAGCGCCTCTTGTCCTTTTACTGCTAATTCATTTGTCATATGATTACTCCGCTGGTACAAAGTCGGGATCAACTTCAACCATTAGGCGAAAACCTAATTCGTCTAGTTGTCGGTTAAACGAATCCATAAGGAACGACGTTCCAGGCGGATCAAATTCTAGTCTTGTTTTCAGAACAACATAACTTTTTACTGCTTCGATGTTAGAAACACTATTAAATAACTCCGTCCATGTTGCAGTATCATCTGAAATACTAAAACCACCATCTGGTCCAATGCCTAATTGGCTTACAGCCATCAATGCAGAATTAATCGCTACGATTAACTCAGCATCAAACTCTGTAAAATCAGGTAAAATTCCCAACGATGTACGAACTGTCTTTAAGATACTAGTTTCCATAATTTCTCCTTATCGCCAGGGCACAGTATCTCCTGGTCGTCGTACAACTAACGGTTTTGGTAATAAACTTTCATCGCCATAGTGTATTGCCATATGGGTGTTATGGCTTGTACAGATCAAATATGCAGGATCGTACATCATTTCGTGGTTTTCTTCTATCATCTCCATTGTTAATGGATTCATATGATGAACTACTATTTGATTTACAACCTCATAGCCAGGAACACCTAGGTCACAACCACTATCTCGTATTATCACTTCATCTCTAACGCTTCGCCAAAGTGACGAATGGTACAGAATCTGATTAAGATAGCGGTCATGACCAAAAGTGCTCTCCCCAACCACACCACGTAAACGAAGATACTCGTATCTCCCCTTGAAAGTTTTAATTTTACTCAACTCTCTATAGGTTCTAATCATCGATGTCACCACCTTCTGATTCTTGCCCTTGATATGATCGCATAGCATCCAACGCTTCTTTGTATAACTCCTCAATTCGCTTAGTTGAAGCTAATGCTTCTGTCTTTGCCCTGAGAAGTTCATTCTCTTGTTGGAGTTTTTCCATCTCAAGCTTTGCTCTCATAGTTCCTAGCTTAAGAAAGTGGGTCATTACCTGTGAAGATGCAGTCCCAGCAGAGAGTTGTTCGGCGGCCAAGTCGACAGCCATTCCGATTAGTTCGGTTTCTCTGGCTTCGACAGTCTTAGCGGGGGCACCCCGTTTAGTTGGCCTCGTACGTTTTCTCTTGGGTGCTGCCATTTAATCTCCTTTACTACAATTCAGGGAAAAGTTCTGGATGAGCTTTGACTAATCTGTCTACCTTTTCTTCTAGTGGTATAACAACAGGTTCTTCAATGCCAAAAGTTTCAGTTAAAGTCAATGCTGTTTCCCATAGAGGATTTTTAACAGCTGTATCCATAACCCACCAGGAAAGTCCGGGAATATCATAGTCACTTTTTGCCTCATCGGCAAAAGCAAGTATTCCTTCTGGGTCAGCTTCACCACCATCGCCATTATAAGCTCTACCTGTTGGGATGATTGGCTTGTTCCAAAACGTTTTCCAAATCTTCATACTTCGATGTAAATATGCACGTGCTGCGGTTCCACCTCTACCTTGCCAATACATCATTGGCAAACCAACATCTACATACTCTTGGAAAGCTTTTGCAACTTTAATTGGATGCCATTGTCCTCCGCTAGGACTTAGTGGTAATGCCCACCAGCATAATCCTTGAGCCATGTCAGGAAAAGCTGATTTCATTCCACTAGATAAAAGTCTAGCATTGGCAACCGCATTTGTTCTGTTATCAAAAGCTCCTTCTACATCCCAAATATAACCATCTGGTTGAAATCTTGCTACTTGGCTTTTTGCAACGCTCAATTCCGCGGCAGAATTAGCACCATAAACAAAATGCCACAAATATACTTTCAATCCAGCAGCCTTTAGTGCTTCAATAAGGCTGTTTCTAATATTCTCTCCCCAAGTTGGCCAAGGACTCCAGATACTTACTCTTTGTATTGCTGTTCCATTGGCGGCCTTTAAGTAAACGCCCTCAAAGTTATGCTCTTTAAGCCACTTTACGAAGGCTATAGGATCACCTCCTCCGACCGCGGGGACATTATGGCTATAAATTGCCTTTCCATGTATCATTTGCTTCTCCTTTCTTTTAGATATTGAGCACTTTAGAAGAGAATCATTAGACTTTCTAAACCAATAAAGGTCTCTTGAAAGGAGAAACGAGTGGAACCCGTAATTTTTTTAGTCTAATGATTCTGTTCTAAAGTGCTCGAAATATGTTTATTCTTCTTTTGAAAGTTTCTTTACAGTTTCTATTTCTTCCATACGAACCGCTTTATTGGCAAGTTCTAGCATTCTATACAAGAAATCAAATGGAACTTGGCCAACTATGTTAATCTCAACTCCATCTTTTGGTAGGTCATATCTAATAAACATACCATAAGCTGGATTCCTTTCAAGCTCTAATAAATCATTCACTATTGCGATTTGAGCTTCTTCGTCTTCCGTTCCAAGTAATTCGCTAATTGTCATCGATGTCTCCTGCAGTAACCGCATCCTCTATAACGTTAACAATCTGTGCAAATAGATTATCTGTTACAGCTTTGACTTGCGGATCTAAATTTTTCCAGTTCCTGCGATCTGATGCAGACACATCTGCTGGTTTGCCTTCCCATTCACCATTAAGATCTTTTGGCTCCATCCAAATCTCCTGAGTGCCATACGCTAATTGTTGTCCAGTAACGTCATCATACTTAACCCAATTGGCTATGATCTTTCTATTCTCTGGTAGCACATTATCTCCAGCAAGGATCAGTGCGCTCTCTAATATAATCATGTAAACTCCTTTCAAATGAAGTAACCAAGTATACGAATGATACAGTAACATGTTGCAGTACTAGAAATTGTATAGTAAATATCGCCATTGCCATCACAACTAACAATCCCCGTTTCAGACATGTAAACATTGCCCCAAACGTATACGCCAGAATGCGCATCATAAGTTGCGCTTGGTCCACAGAAAAAGTAATGACCATCTGTCGGACCAGCATTATTTGCTTTACCTATAATTCTTGCATTGACTGCTTTAACTCCAGCTGGTACACCGAAAACAGAACTAAGGTCTATAAGTGTTCCAGTTGTATTACCTTTAGCGTCTCCATCCCATGCTGTACTTGAATAGTAACTTGCTGAACCAAAATATCCATACGTGTAATACTGTGTACTATTCTTGTTTGGTCTAAGTCCAGCCGTGTATCCGACATAACCAGTTCCTGGATTCGTTGAGCCACCAGCTTGAAGGCCTGCGGCAGCAGCGAAGTATCTTGGTGTGTAGATGTTCTTTGCGGTGTTTTGATTAATCCTTGCCCAGGTTGTATCCTGGGCTGTTAGATCCATCATCTGTGTTGAGCTTTCATACAGATACAAGTTCTGTCCATAGAAAGTTCCACCAGCAGTTATGTTTCCATCAGCAACGATATCATTATCTCCTGGATTCGAAGATGGGCTTGTGTTGCCAACGTGAAGGCCAACACCAACGTATAATCGTTCTGTAACTTTTAATCTACCAGATGTTGTAACAAAACCTATAGAGCCAATACCCATGCCACCAGCATGGTGTACGTTTGCGTCTGAATAGATGTCGCCAGAAAACGAAAGCTGACCGGTTGCGCGATTAATCCACAATGGTCTACCAAGATATGCACCAGCATCGCTGTACCTATAAATACTAAACGACGAACCTACATTACTACCAGATTCTGCATCGTTGTCAATTGACAATCGCCATCGAACACTTGATGCTCCAGTATAAAATTCGTAGAACCCATACTGACCTGCAGCTCTACGCAAATATACATTTGCCTGACCTGTTCCGGCACCAACAGCTAATGCCCCATTAACTGCAAAACTTCCTGTACAAGTTCGACTACCATCCGCTAATAAATATTGCGTATGATCATCATCACCAAGTCCAGTCAATCCGCCATGATCCATGTCGGTTGTGCCCATAGTATCAATGAGATCTATGTACTTGTTTTCGTCGGGCTCTTTGCCATCTTCGAAATATGACTTGAGCACTGTCTTTGTAACAACAGCCATAAAGACCTCCTTGAAATATGTAAGTTTTGGGGGATAGAAGCCCAGAATGATAGATGATAGAGGGTTCTACCCCCCAGGAACCTAAGCGTGTTTTAGCAAATATAACCCCCGGGGAATTTTTTGGG